ATTTTTCCAATTTTTTATATAACCTTGACTAGATACATGCATTATTTTATAACACCGTTCTTTTTATCCCAACTACGGAAGCCAGAATAACCGAGATATCCAGTTCCAAATAACATATATAAACTATCTGGAATAGCATTTAACCATCCACCAAAACCTTCTGCAATTTGCTTCGGAATAGAAGCATCAAATACAGATACTAATCCCATAGGCAAACTGAATAAGAGCATAATATATACTACATACATGAAACTGGGTCTAGCTCTAGATGTATAGGGATCAGAACTATTAGCCTCTGCTAATATAGCTGACAGACTTACCTTTACTTCTTCAAGAGCACCTTCTTGTTCTGCTTTAAGCAGAAGTAACTTAGCTGCATTCTTCTTTTCTTCTGTTGGAAACAGATCACCAACAGTATCAATTATCTTATCAATAATTGGAAACATTAACGGATTCATGTAGAAAGCTCCTTTAAAATACTTTCTTTTGCTTTTTGATATTCTTTAGTATTTCTAGAATATATAAGTATATTTTTAATATCTTCTATAGTAAAAGATTTCATGACTGGAGTACACTTTCCCCAATAGTCCTCATCATACCATTGTTCTTTTGAACCAGAACTCATTTTATTTTCCTTTGGTTAATTAACGTCTTTATATATACAGTAGCATCAAGTAATTCTTCATATAGATGTTGTAGCATATCCTCATCTGTATTTTTGTCAAGATATTTACCATATTTTTTATATCCAAAATCTTCTCGCTGTCTTATATCTTCAATAACAGTATCCCAAGAAGTTTTCTTAGCTACTTTCTCCCATACAGGAGAATCATATTCATACTTAATATCTGAACAATCACCCATTATATTTCTCAGTTAAATAATTAATTGCTTTCATAAGTATCTTTGGATCGTCTTTAAATTTACCCAATGCTATATTACAATCATCACATAGAACACCTCTAATTTTTCCAGTAGTATGACAGTGATCTATACAAAGTAATTTAGTTTCTTTTTTAATTATTCCACAAATCATACAATTAGTAGTTGACCATAGTTCTTTAACTTGTTCTTCAGATATATTATATTTTCTAGAGGCATTTTTATAGGGATTTTTTAAACGATAGTATGCTGTTATTTTAGCAGAACATAATTTACATTTTTGTGCTAATCCATATAAACCTTTAGAATTTTTAGAAAAGTCAGTACTAGGTTTTTCTTCATAACAACTAGTACAGTATTTAGTTAGCATATTTTTTCTTTAAATATGCTAAAGATACAAACATCTCATCAAAAGAACCATTATGCACTTCATGTAACATAATAATACCTCTCCAATGTTTATTAGATTGATGATCTAAATATAATTCATCATGTTCATAGCATGAACCTGCAATAATACAAGTAATTGTAGAACCGTCTGGTTTTTTACCATAAGCAATTTGTTTTCCTTGCTGATGTCCGGCAATGCAACTAGCATGTAATTTACTAATCATTGCACTAGCTGTTACAGATGGTCTTCCTAGGACACCTGTTGGAAAATAATGACTATAAAATACACCATTAATTTCTATAGGTTGTAAGAAAGGAATAACTTCCCAATCATTATAAGGAAGATCATTAACAGACAATAATCCCTCAAGTTTAGGATCATTATTAACAGCTCTATTAATTCTTTCTTCATGATTACCAAGAGTTAAAACCATCCTTGGTTTGTATTGTTTCTCTTTATTCTTCTTAGCTTTACGATTGAATTCACGTATAGGCTCAAGAAGGGCATCCATAGCCTCTCTAGCAGCTTTAATATCCTTAGTGTATCTCTTACCCTCAAAGTCCTTCTTGCCTATGTCATACGAGCTTAGAGAAGGCATGTCAGCAAAATCACCAATCTGAACAATAACATCAGGTTTCTTAGCTAATATATAATTACCAACTCGTGTAAGAAAAGAAGTATCATCCCCTTCTCTGATTTGAACGTCAGGTATTATGCAGTGTATCATATTCCTCCTTAATCATTCTTTGTAATGTTTTATCCATATATTCATACATATCAGGAATATTTAACACTATTAATTTTTCTTCAGGCATATCCTCAGTAACTAAATCAGGATACATAACAACAATTTCATCAGCCCAATGTCCTAGTATTTCGTCATACTGGATTAAAGCATAATCATGGATACCACAAGCTCTAGTATTATAATCATACTCTCTATTTAAAACAATAGCAGCAGTTGGGCTACGTAATAATCCAGCAGAACAAACACAAAGAACCTTTTTAGCTGGTCCTTGGTATGGATTCTTAGCATTATACATAGCATTCATTCTTTTATTCATTTATTAAAGTACCTGTATATAAGATGCACATTATAAAGATTTATTGGAGGCAGATTTAATAGCCAAATTGAAAACCCGTTTGGTTGGTGGATTTGTTTTCCAGCAGAACCAGGGGATGTTGTATTTGTTACACCAATCTCCATAAGTCATCTTTCCTTTCTTTCTTAATTTTACTGTAGAATCTTGAAAGAACATTATAACTGTTAATTCTGGATGTTGATTCTTTACAGCAACAATTTTACGCCTATCCTGATCTTTAAAGAAACCTTTGGTTTCTATATATACAGTATCTGAAACTTTAAAATCAGGATTATAATTACTTTCTATTTTATAAGGTATGGATTCTATCTCATACTTATCATGAAGATTATAGTATTCTGCTATGGTCTCTTCAAACTTACTTTTGTACATTCTGCCAACCATTATATATATACATAGAAGAATAATAACAAGCTTTCCAAGAAGCTGACCCACGTATATACATTTTAATTGCTAACCAATATATTTTTATTTTTTTAAAGAACATAATCACTTTCATTATTAATTAAATCTATTGAAGATTTATCTTGTTTGTTATCTTTTGGTGGAAGAAAGAATCCATTAATAGACCAAGCAGCAATATACCAATCTTCTCCTGATTGATATGCTCCATGTATATAATCTTTATACACCATATATATACGAACAGAGCTACCATTTCTAGTGGTAACTGGTTTCTTAAAATTTATTCTGAACGCCATATCCACAAACACTCCATGTTTAAACACAATCTATCGTTATCATTATATAAAGAAGAGACCACATTATACATATCTTCTTCATATTCTAGTGGGTCTATCAACTTAGTTGCCTTTACTTTACCAATTCCTGCAACACCAAAGATATTATCAGACCTATCCCCAATAAGTAATTGTTTGTAAAAATTACGAAGTGCATCCACTTCATTAACTTCATATATTTCACTACGTACCCAATTGTAATGAAGTCCTGGTATCATGTCAAGGTCTTTATCTAGTGTACAAATAATTGTATTATTGTCTTCTTGAGCTATACCAAGAGCATCATCTGCTTCACATCCTTCAGTTACTTCTGCATTCCAGTTCTGAATAAGGAAGTCACGACATTGTTGTAGGTACCGAGGTGGTACTGTATCTTTTCTATTAGCTTTATACTCAGGATTAATACGCTTTCTAAAGTTATTCCTACCTGTTAGAAAAGCACGATAGTTATCACTATCTGTTGCATAACAGATATCCTGCATTAGTTTATCACAGCGAAGAAGAGCGATTTCTAGTGCTCCATCTTCGTCTGTGTCACAAGTAGCTGCTACTCTATAAACAACAAGATCAGCATCTATTAAAGCTTGCACATTAGTTTCCTAAATCATAAGGTAAATCTTCTGGCATTTCTGCAAAAGGATTCTTTTCCTCTTTATTCATAACATAAGATTCAAATATTTTTGCTACATCAAGTACTTCTTCTGGATTAGTCTTAGCTGTATTAATACCAAGCATAGCAATAGCAGAACTAATACTAGATTGACGAACAATCATAAGTTGTTTAGCTGCTCTTTCTTCTGCTGTTTCATAAGTACTTCTTGGTGTAGGAGTACTAGTAGTTGGTTTACTTGGAGTAATTGGATTACCAACCATTTGTGGTTGTTCATCTGTACTTACTTTAGTCCAGTCCCAAAAACCTTTATCATTCTTAACTCTAGTGATAAAGAACACATCACCAAATTTAGCGTCTTTAAGCGCCTTATATGCTTCCTTAGCAGCAAAATCCATAATGGGTTTGGACTCTACCTTATCTTGGAAACTTTTATTCTTATAGGTAACATCTAATTTAGAGTAACTACCTTTTGCTGTCGGTACAACAGTAGCAGCTACATTGATAACTTCAATAACCATATCACTCATTCTTTTTCTCCATAAATATCTTCATATGTTTCATTATCATCATTTAATTGAGCCATAGCATCACCATACCATTCCCAATTATCAACACCAGCAGCCTGAAGACAATCTAATACTTTCTCACTATGTAATAAATCTTCATATCTTTGGATAGGTATTTCAACTATATCACTCATATTAAAACTCCACGTATTCAATTAAATCTTTTAGATTTGGTCCTACACTTACTTCACAAAATATTGGTAGATTATACTCTTCCCCAAAGATAATCTCAAAGTTTTTTGGCATCAGCTCAAAAGCTTTTTCAAAGAGTTTAACTACTTTTCCTTCTTCTCCTGGAACAACATCAACTACAATAGAGTCATGTACTGTAGATATAATAACACCTTCTATGTTAGCTTGTCTAAATAATTTAGTAAAGATAACTCTGATGATACTCATTATATCCGCACCAGTTCCTTGAACTGGGTAGTTCTTTATAGTTGTCTCAGGATATTTACCATCTTTAGGTAAGAATTCAAATACCCTACCTGTTGGCATTACTAATATTTTATTAGCAATAGCTTCTTGTAAGATTTCCTTATGCCATTCTGCTAATCTTTTATACTTGTTATAAAATCTATTTATAACTTCTTGCCATTGTTTTTCATTGTATCCTACTTCAGCAAAGTCAGGATCATGTGCATATGAATAAGCAGAACCTCCATATATTAAACGAAACATAAAAATCTTAGCAATCAATCTAGAAGGGAGACCAAATTTAAATTGATTATCTGCATGGATATCAAATTTATTAGTAACTTCATGAATAAGAATGGGGTCTTGACTTAGGAAAGCTACTACGTTTACTTCTAGTTGTTTTGCATCACAGTTTACTATTGTCATATATTACCAAGCATCTGGAAAATCTTTACATAACCAATTATGTATAGATTGATATTTAAAATATTGAATTCCATCTTTAACAAACAACGGAGGACATAATCTATAGTCAATCCAGTATTTAATATCTTGAATAAACCAGAAAAGTCTAATCCGTATTTTCATAATGTAATCCTTCATTTCCATTACTACCTATAATATCAATCCTTTTTTCTCTCTCCTCTTCTTCAGCATAAGCTTTAATCTCTTTCATTGTATAGAGACCTAATGCTGTCCACTCATAAATGGTTTTACCATGAAGTCTTGGAATAGGAATT